AAAACCCCACAATGTCATCGTTTAACCAGTCAGAGTAATGTGGGGGCCAGATGAAATAATGGTCATTGATGATTAGAAACAAGCCAATGGCAACCATGCCAATGGCGAGTGCTGTGTGTGTTGGGTGATCTCTGATTTTATTTAGCATTTTCATCACTTCCTTTTTTACTTAATACCAACCACTTTTAGAATGCTGACAGCCCCCAAATCTGTGCCAATTGCGGATGTGCCGTTTGATGTATTGACATTAATTATTTTGCATTCGTTGATTGTCAATGCATTGGTCCCAGCAGTCAGATTAAACTTGATAAACTTGATTGACGGATCTGTTGACCCGTCCGATATATGCATGGCAGAGAGCTCAATTTTGACATTGTTTGCAATTCCATCAATTCTCCTTGACTCATATGCCAAACTTGCATACTCGTAGAAAATGATCAGGCCCTGATAATTTGAGATAGCGTCTGATAGGTTTATCACTGACCCAGTTGTAGGAACAAGATTACCGGACCACAGTAATGACTCCGACATGAGCATTTGCCAGCCGTTTGGGTTGTTATTTGTTTCGGAATGTGGAAACACCTTTTTGAACATCCGACTTGATGCCATTTGATAAAGTATGATTATTTTATCAGTATTTGGCGCAATTGAGACATCAGCAAACCATTCATAAGGTGTGGGTTCAAATGGTGTAGAAGGAGTGCCAGTTGTACTGGCAGGTGCGACGTAGAATCCGGGGCCTAGCGTTGAAATATCAACGCCTTCGCCAACACTTTTTCTTTTTGAGAAAATGCTCCTAATATTATTGTAATCGGTTGCCGTAAGCAACCCGTTTTGCTGACTACTCGCGGGGATAAGTTTTGCATTCGCACGGGCGGTCATTCGAGCTGTTTTAGCATAATTTTCTTCGTATGCCATCAATGATCAACTCCTTAGTATAGATAGCTTCTGTTAGTAGCCCTACCCAGACCCTTAAGAGACACTGATTTGTTTTTAGTATCGACTTCTGCAACAGTTAGTCCAAGCTCATTTGTTGTTCCAATGTTGGCGGGATCTGCATTAACGTCTGCCAAAAAAAGAACTTGCGTAAAATGATCAAGCTTGGTGATGTTCTCAATGTGGACATGACCGCCCCAGAGTCCAATGCAATCTCTTGTCCCTTGGCTGCTGAAATCTGCATTAACACTAACGGCAACATCACTTGGGACATCGTTTGAGGAGCTTACGCTAACGGACGTCCCAGATGCGGCCGCATTAATAACATGTTCAAGAATATCGCTGTTGTACCAGTGAGCCACTGGCGCAGGTGTATATCCATAAATGAGTGGGACGTGTGTAAAGATTACAAAGCTGTATCCCTCTGGCATCACGAGCGCAACGTTAGTAAGCCAATCGAACTGCGCTTGACTGTAACTGTAATCAAGCCACCGTGTATATTTTGAAGAACCATCAGAATTGGTCAATGTATATGGGATATCTAGACTGTTAAGGCCAATAACTCTGACTTTTTTGTCAGGATAGTCTTTGTAAAAATACAGGCTTCCATTGTCGCGTTTTTCGGAAAATGGACTCTGGTCGGCCATAAAAGCTTTGGCGATTTGCTCGTTTGTCAGAACCATTGATGGGGTTACTGTCGTTCCTTGAGCAGCAATTGGCGAGCCGTCGTCATGGTTACCCAAGATCATGAATTTGTCGCTTGAAGACGCTGACTGGATCAAACGGGAGGCATACAGAATTTGATCTGACAATGTATGCTCAATCGAATTATCAATACCGTTTGTGTTGTCTCCCCCTGCAATGACAACATCGACAAAATGTGACAGATAATCAACAACAGCCAAATGATTGAGGGCAAACATCCCACCGTATGGATATGATCCCTGTACAGATTCATCTAGAAGATCTTCATAATGACTATCAGTCACGATTAAAATTCTAAACTTTGTTGAATCAATACCGTTTGCAAAAGACTCTACAGTTGTCCTGAATTGATCCGGGAACTGTCCAATGTCGCTCAACTCTGTTTGCGGAAGGCCTAGCGGAACCTTTAGTGCAAAATCATTAAGACGATCATTTAGGCTGTCATACGAGCCACGGGAGGCAATAAGCTCTGATAGTATTGTCCCTCCCGGATCAATATTCTCGAGAATGTCTTTATTTGCATTAACAAAATCTTCCCAAGATGAATGAGCATCGTTAACCCACTGGTTGTATTGACTGATGATGTCGTTAAGATTTGACACCCAGTCTTTGGCACTCTCTTGTGTCATGTCTGCGGCTGGAGAAACAGCGAACACAACGTCAAAAGTAGACTGACTCCCACTTGGATCAGTGAACGAGAAATAGGCAATCTTTATTTTGCCCGGAACTGAGCCCAATTGGCTTGGGATTTGATAGGTGAATTTTCCTTCAGACGCATTTACAATTGCGAATCCAGTTGTATCTGAAATGACTGCTTGACCGTCAGCAGTGTTTGCCACAAATGACGGTGTGAGGCCGTTAAGTGATACTGGAGAGCCGTTGTCCGTCAATGTGGCATCAATCACCACGGCGCCGGTTTTGTCCCCTTGCCGCAAATATACAGGCTCAGGGGCGATGACATTTTTTGTGTCAAGAGTTACTTTGTACGTTCTGATTGCCATTTGGTATCAGTCCCTCCATTTTTTCCAAATCTTCGTAAGTGTCTTTTGTATCAACGAGGCGCTGATCCTCAAATCCTCGGCGCTTGCCTTTGAGTTCCCATCCAAATGCTGAATCAGGGCTGTCTGACGACACAATGAAGTAGTCCTTGCCACGTTCTGACACCCAGAAGCGCGCATCACTATATGCTGTCAAGAATACTTGGTAAGGCTTGTCTGTATTAATCAAATCAAAAATGAGCGGATCAATGTCCACTCGCACTGTTTTGTCTTCTCCCGTTTTGCTTTCGCCAATATCCCCGACATAGTTTTCTGCCAACTCATATGCAGGCGTAGCACGAAGACCATCACGGGTAACTTGCACAGCATTTTTAGATCCGTTGTACACATTGAAATTTCCCCACACATCAGTTTCAGAACTCGTGACACGAAAATATTCAGTCGTGGTCCCGTCTGCTGGGTTAAATGATCCGAGGCTAACCATGTCTGCGGCGGTAACCCATAGTGTATTTTCAGCAGTAATGTATCTTGTTCCGGTGAAGTTAAGGCTGGAATCGACTTTTCCGGTTATTTGAACAAGTGGATTGCTTTGCCTTGAAGTCCTAGGAATCACAATAACGCCGACGCTTTTACCATTTCCGTCTGTTTGCGCCAATCTAAGTGCATTACCGTCAAGGTTATTAAAGTCAGTACCAATATCAAATTGATTAATGCCGCTAACCAAGTTACTGCCCTTAAACAGCTCCATGGCACCACCTTTGAGTCGGATTGTATATCCGCTGGCGGCATCTTTGGTTTCATAGGTGATGCCAGATATAAGGTTGCCAAATAGCCGGTCAGCAACGACACCGTCGGCGGTGATGGCACTTTTGAACGTTTGACCTCCGTCTGTTGATACGCCAAGACCAGCACTGTTGAAAATCACAACCTTGTTTGCGTCTGACTTGTCAATAGCGATAATTCCTTGATCAGTGAATCTAAGTTCTGTTCGTGCGGCAAGAAGATTATTAGTCGCAAGCTGGACTTGAGATGTTAGCCATTCATTAGGCACTGGGATCTTGCCAGCGGCTACATTTGATAGTGTTGATTGTGATGTCTTCTGCTGTTCGGCAAATGAAAGGCTACCACATTCAACTTCCGTTTTGGTTCGTGTGCCGCGAATATCATAATCACTGGTTACTTTGATGATTCTAACCTTGTCACTGAAGTTAAGGTTCTCATCAATCACCGTAATGTAGTCACCGGGATTGGCCATTGCGTATTTGTAGCCGACAGACTGCAAGTCAACAAGGTTAAGCGTTAGTGAGATTGCCCAACTCTTGTCAACTTTTTCTTTCACAGCAGCAAGCAAGTTGTCAGCAATTGTGTAACGCTCATCAGCAACAGGGACTGCTTCAATTGCGCCAAACTTGGGATAGTAGTAATCGTACAGCGGTGATTTGTACTCAACTTCTAAGCGTTGGCTTGTGGTGTCATTTGGTTTGCTGTAAGCACCATACCCGCGTCCATAGGTGGCAAAGCTTGTGTTGTCAGTCTGAATCTCTGCTGTATCAAGATTGAACTTTTTACGAACGATGGTAGATAGATCTGATCCCATTGCTGGGACGACATGAGCTACTGTACCCTCAACAGAGAACTCAACGTTTGCTTGATCGATGATGTCATTGAATAGCGACAGACGGTCGCTCATGCCCCAGTCTTGCTTTTCAAAAGCCGCAACCGAGGCCGTATTGTCATACGTGTAGCCCGTGCCAGCAAACAAAGCGTCAAGATAGCTGGCGAACGGGTGCGAGCCGTTCCATTTCTCATAAAAGCCAGTCTTGCTCATCTTGTAAAAGAATGACTGAACCGCGCTAAAAGCAACCGTATTCTCTTTGTCATTCTTCGTGTACGTGACAACAACGTATTCTTCATCAAGGAATGATAGTGTCCAGCCTTTTGCAATGTTTGCCTTGACATCTTGGCCAAAGTATATTGTCCCAGATAACGATTTCTCACCGTTCACCGCGTCAGTTTTCTCAATCTCACACTGGGCCTGATATTCATTATTCTCAACGTCTGTGAATGTAATCAATAATCACACCTCCTATGCGTATAGATTTTGGAAACCAAGAATCCGGACTGTGCCCGGTACATTACAAGTGATTCGGTTCGGCTTATCCGGTTGCAAAACAAAATAGGCCTTGTTTGTCTTACTGACGATACTTAGCCCATTCTGGGTGTAACTAAATCCATTCAGTAGAATCACATCGCCAGCGGCAACGGCGTTGCTAGAAGTGAGCTCAGTATCATCTACTTTGAATGACAATGAAGATGCCGAACCGGTTGCGGTTAGTTGAACAGTGAACCCTTGCTCAAGCTGATTGCATGGGACAGTTCCTCGGTATGGGACGTTGCTGCTAACATCAATATCAGCCGGTGGCGTTTCGCCGTATGGCAACTTCATCGTCTTGAATTCAGCAGTTAGCTTATACAAGAGTGTCCCATTGACGTTGCCAACAAGCTCCATCTCAGGTGCTTCCGTATAGACTAGGAACCGCTTGTGAGATGGATAATCTTTCAACTTGTCGTAGTAACCACCAGACGTCTGGCCGGGTCGTTCCATGGCCACACTTGGCGTTGTTTTAAGTTGAGTAATGTAATACCCGTCTGGGTCGGAAAGCAGCGCATACAGCTTCTCACGAAGCATTTCTTCTTCGTCCATGTCGTCAGCACGGTAGTAACCGGTAATATTGATTATTTTATCGGTATGCCAGCCTCCAAAATCAATATTGCCGTTGCGCTGGTCAAGCTGCTTGCTGTTTCGAGTGACAGATGGTGCTGACTCCTCGAAATCAGTTATTAGCACCTTGTATTGGCTCAGGTAGTAGCGGCTACCATCAAGCTTTTCAACTAATAGATCCATATACTACCCTCCAATCGGCCGAAAGTAGCTGCTAACGGCTGCGTCATTAGCATCTGCTTCCTTGACCATGCTATTAATGCCATTCTTGTCAACGTTATTTTGAACGTAGATGTTAGGCGTGATTCGTTCACTTGCATCAATTGACTGCGTGACATCTCCAGAACTGAATTGCGTGCCAGCCATGGACAAGCCGTTGATATTTGCCGACATATTTTCAGAAATGTCGCTCGCCATGCCAGAAACCGTCTTTTGAACAGCCCCGAATGATTTTTGCAGTCCTTGATTTAAGCCACCCATGATTGCATTACCAGCGGGGATCAACAGCTTGGCATCATAGCTAATTGGGCCTTTATGCTTACGAATCCAAGAAGCAATACCGCCAACAAAGTCTTGAACCTTACCCCATGCGGCCTTTAACCCACTGAAGAAGCTGTCCATGATAGCACGTCCAGCATCGAGCAAGTTGAAGTGCATTAATGCATTGAATCCATTCTTGATGCCGTTAACGACATTTGAAACAATATTAGTGAACCCGTTCCAAATATTCCTAGCTCCATTTACGATATTGGTAGCGGCATTTATTACGGTTGACTTGATGTTATTCCATGCAGACGAGAAGAATGAAGTAATGCCATTCCACAGTCCCGAAAAGAACCCTGGCAAAGCATTCCAAATGTTTTTGGCTGTGCTTACAGTGCCACTCCATAAACCAGATAGAAATGAAACGATGCTATTCCAAATGGATTCGGCAGTAGAGACAATACCGTTCCACAATCCGCTAAAGAATGAACCGAGCGCATTCCAAATTGCGGAAGCTCCTGAAACAATTCCATTCCACACTGACTCAATTACCGATGTGAATAGATTCCATGCTGTTTGGGCATAGGTTGTAATCAAATCCCATATTCCAGAGAAGTATGTGACAAGTCCAGTCCAAATTTGGCTGGCTGCCGTAACAATGCTCGTCCAGATAAGTTGAAGATCCGTCCCCAACTGTGTCCAACTTCCCGTAAGAAAATCTAGCACGATCAGAATAGGCCCCATAATGACAGCTTTCAACATGTTCCAAACGCCAGTGGCAATAGATACAATACCCTGCCAAATTGTCGTCAAAGCAGGTCCAAACGTGTTCCAAATACCAGTAGCGACAGACACAATGCCTTGCCATAGTCCCGAGAAGAATGAACTGATTCCTCCCCAAACAGAAGTAGCAATATTGACAATGCCATTCCAGATTCCAGAAAGAAATGATGTTAACCCATTCCAAGCGCTCGTTGCACCATTAACAATGCCAGTCCATAAATTACTGAAGAACGTAGTTACTGAATTCCATCCATTTTGCACTCCTTTCGCAGCACTATTGAATATTTGAGTAATGCCATTCCACAGTCCGCTGAAGAATGAAGCAAGACCGTTCCACATGCTCTTGAGTCCTGAAACAAACTCAGACCAGATCTTTTGACCTGTTTTTGTTTGAGTGAAAAAGTAAACCAGACCAGCAACTACCGCTGCAATCCCAGCAATCAAAAGTACCCACGGATTCATGCCTAAGATCAATCCAAACGCTTTCCATACACCACCAGCCGTTTTTACGATAGTCCCGAAGTTAGTGACAACGGATATAACGCCTCTAATAGGGCCGATAATTTTAGAAAAAACACCGATAACGCTTGAAAATCCGCCGATAGCTAATCCAATTACTTTGAATGCCCCGACAGCTCCAAGGATCGCCACTGCAAATGATTTAACAATGTCGTTAGCAAACGCTGCTTTAACAATAGCTGCAATTGGCTTCAAAACAGCTACCACTCCGCGTAGAGCGACCTTAACACCGTCAAAAATTGCTTTCCACGGTAAATTAGTAATAATATCACTAACAGTTGTGATGGCTCCCATGGCTGCATAGCCAAAGTCAGTTACGGCTTGCTTGATACCATCGAAAACTCCCGAAATCTTCCCACCACCAAACACCGAATTGAACGCATCGCCAACTTTTTGAGCAATGCCAATCAGATTGACAAATGCAACATTGGCCAAGCTACCAACTAGGCTCCAAATGGTTTGTAAAACGGACCCTACTCCTTTGAAAACGGAACTGAGTCCGCTCATCGAGTCGCCCTTCCCCAAGCTGCTTAGTTGTGTCTTAATATTCAAAATCAATGCCGAAAACGGAGAAAAGAAGCGACCAATTGAAGCAAGAACTGAATCGAAGTTCATGGCTCCGATCTTATCAATAATGCCGCTAATAGCTCCGACAGCGACTTTAGACATTGCTTGCCAAGCAGGCTGGAGCTTGTTTGCCAGTGTTTCCTGAAGGCCGTCCATTGCCTCGCCGACTGTCTTGTAACTCGTGGCCATCTTCTGGAAAGCCTTGCTGTTGCCTGCCTTTTCGATACCATCAAAGAACTGCTGTGTGCTTACTTTGCCGTTTTGAACATTCTGAACGAGTTCTTTGGTAGTCATACCCATTGCTTTCGCCACAGCCGCCATGCCTGCTGGAGTCTGTTCAAGCATTAGGCGGAAGTCAGCCCACTGTACCATCGGCTTAGCGGCCATTTGTGTACCTTGTTCCATCAATGTCTTCATTGCCTGCTTAGGATCGTCTGTGGCAGCGGCTAAACCACCCATACCTTTAACAAGATTTCCTACTCCTTTTACACCTACTGATGCAAACTGTGCATAAGCAGAAGCCATGTCAGATGAACTGTAAATGGTCTTCTGAGCATATGATTGTAAGGACTTTTCAATTGATGAAATCTGCGCAGGCGTCTTGCCCAAAAACTTCATATTACTCTCAAACGTCTGCCAAGCTTTGCTTGATTCGTTCAGTTCGGTGTACATGCCGCGAATGCCATTACCGATTGCGGACATTGCCGAAGAGCCCACCTTGGCAGCCACGCCGAATAGCGCCCCCAGCTTGAGAATACCGCCGCCGCTGCTCGACAGCGTGGACTTGATGCCAGAGTTTGCTCGCCCCGTACTGTCTTGCATGTCCTTCATCGCTTTGGTGTAGCCGCTGATGTTTGCTGTGAATGTTGCTACTACGTTTGCCATTAGCTACCACCTCCAAATGCGGCATTGAGTTTCTTGATCATTTCGACATCAGGCTTTCTTTCTATATTGCCACTGCGTTTTAGTATCTTTTGCTCGGCTTTGTCAATATTCTTATAGCCAGTCTTCACTGACCGCTTCGGGTTCTTTGCGTTCTGGATATTGGCAATATTGACGGCAAGTTCCATCAGGTCGCGTCTCATATCGACATCACGCAAAAAAGACCCTTCTAACATCGAACGGGCTTCCCACATGTACAAATTGAATGGCATATCGGGATCATATATCCCGTGACGGGCAAAGTCGGTTAAGAGAGACTCTTCTTCATTGCGTCCAGGGTATCCTTGGTCGCTGCTTCTTGCATCTTCTCTTCGGCTGTCTTGTTCTTCTTGTCCGTCAATGCTCTCCCGTATTTTTCGGTCAAGTTCAGCCAGCGTTGTGCTGCGTGTTTGAAAAAACCAGACTCATGAAGCTCCTGCTCAACTTCTTTGAATAGTTCTTGCGACTTGCCGTCTTCTTCGGCCTTGTCGAGTGCGTCCATAATGTCATCATCTGTGTAGGACTTTGGCAGCAACACACGCAGCGCTTTGAACAATGCCATATCATCATCAGTCACGAATGCCAGCCAGATTGAGCTTGCACCATCGTTGGCACCTTCCGCAGAGCTGTACAGCTTATTGGCACGGAACAAAGCACGGAAATTGAACTTGGCTTCTACCGGTTGACCTTTTACTTGAATTTCTAACATGAATATCCTCCTAGATTGTCGTCTCAGATCGGCCGTAGCCTACTCGTCTCTGTGTGCAGTGTGCTAATTAAGGCTGAGAAGTGGTGGTAGTAGTTGATGCTGCCGTGGTAGTCGTTGTGGTAGCACTGCCATCTGCAAACTCGCCTTCTTTTTCGCCAGGACGTTCAAAGTCGTAGAGTTCTTGAAGCGCAGCTACCTGTGCATCAGACAGTGGGAATGTACCCTCTACCAACTTGCCGATGATGTTGATCGTGTAATCAATCTCAGAGAAACTATCCTCGTCTGAGATGTCAGCGCTGTCTACGACACCATATCCAAACATAGCTGGGTAAACCTTATGGTCGCCTTCATCAATAGCAACACGCGGGTCAACAACAACACGCCATACTTTAACCTGGCGGCCGTTGTGTTTGGCATCAATGATGATGTCATTAGCCTTATCGCCGGGAACCATGTAGCTAGTCAATTCAACGCTATCTTCGTTAGTCGATGCGGCAACTACCCGGCCCATCTTGGTTTGCTCGTCTAGGGAGTCACCTTCAATGCTGGTGTCCCCTGACTCCTGATGTGCTGGTAAGACTGCCTTGCTTCCAACCGGTGCTACCGCTGGGTTGGTTGACTGGAGGAAGTACCAAACGTCCTTGCCACGGATGGGCGTATCTTTTACATATTCGATTCCGTTATCAATTGGATCTGCCATTTTAATAATCTCCTTCTAGAGTAATGAGAAGCATGCAGCGGCGTAATGGTGTGCTCTCGCCCATGCTTGTGTCGATTGAATTAGATGCCGTTAGTGACTGCCAACGGGTTACTTTGCTAAGCGACCATTTAACCTTACGCACGAAGTCCTCCCACTCAGCCGGTGGAGTGTCGATGCCGTCGTAGATGTCGATCTGTTGGCCGACACTTGATAGCGTCCCCGTCTTAGATGACATGTCAGCATCAACGTGAACGTTCACGAATACCAGCGGCAACGTGCTCTTTGCATCAGGCTGAACGAATACAGGATTGAGGCCATCGGCAGTCAATTGTGTTTGAACATCTTCGTACCATTGAGAGAGTGTCATTTGAATGTGGCCGCCTCCTTCAGTTTGTCCATTGTCGTTTTAATGAAAAACGATTGTGCTGCTGAAACAGCTGG